TGAGAAGTTCAAGGGTCTGCTTTTCCAAATCGAGAGAGATGCGAACGCAATCGCACAAAGAACTCGTAGAGGAAAGGGCAACATGATCCTCTGCTCTGCAGACGTTGCTTCCGCACTGACCATGGCTGGTGTACTTGACTACACCCCTGCACTCAATGCAAACCTGAACGTTGATGACACTGGCAACACCTTCGCAGGTGTTCTCCAAGGTAAGTACAGAGTCTACATTGACCCATATTCGGCAAACGTTGCTGCTAACCAGTACTACGTTGTCGGTTATAAGGGTTCTTCCCCTTATGATGCAGGTCTGTTCTACTGCCCATATGTTCCCCTCCAGATGGTTCGTGCCGTTGGAGAGAACACCTTCCAGCCCAAGATTGGATTTAAGACCCGATACGGCATGGTCGCAAACCCATTTGCTGAAGGAACCAATGCTGGTCTGGGTCGTCTCCGTGTTAACAGCAACCGTTACTACAGAAGAGTTACTGTTAAGAACCTCATGTGATTCATTTTCACAAGGTTATACGAGAGGGTCTTCGGACCCTCTTTTTTTATGCTATACTAGGACCATGAACAAACCTAACTGGCAACACCACTCCAAAAAGGAGCAAAAACGAAAACTCAAACCCCAGGCATTGCGACAAGCAAAGGCACGTCGTCAAGCACTTAAGAAGCGTCTCCTAAAGGGGGATGCTTTTTTTTGTATCTAAATAAGAATGTAGAGAACTAAGTAACATGCCTTTTCACATTAAAACACCAAGTGTCATGAACCCAACTATTGGTGATGTATATTATGTTGGTGACAACAGATGGACTGAGACCTATGATGATAGGAAGGTATATGCTAACGAGTCTGATGCTAATGCAGACAAAGCAACTACCGTCACTAAGAATGGTGTAACTTACACTCCAAAGCATTTTGCTAATGCTACTGTAGTTTCTGAATAATCATGCCAACCAGAAAAAAACCTGCGGATAGACCAGGAACTCCAATTGCGAATAGAAATTTCTTATCACCAACTGGTTTTAAGTTTGCTCTAAAAAGAAGTCCTGCCGCGGCATTTTTCTGTAATCAAGCAAACATACCGTCTTTAGATCTTGGTATTGCACTGCAAACAAGTTATCTAAAAGATATTGATGTTCCTGGTGACAAAATTCAATTTGGTGATCTTACCTTAAGATTTTTAGTTGATGAAGATCTTTTCAACTATATGGAAATCCAAAACTGGATTAGAGGACTTGGATATCCAGAAAAACTTAGTCAATTAACTGACTTACATAATGCAGGAAAGATAACTGGGAACTTTGCTAAAACTGGAGAAAATATCTATTCCGATGGTACACTACAGATATTGAGCAACAATCTCGTCCCTAAATTTCAAGTTAATTTTGCCGATTTATTTCCATATTCCTTATCAACTATTACTTTTGATGCAACTGATACAGATATCGAATACTTTACAGCAGAAGTAAGTTTCAAGTATACTATATACACACTATCGGATATGCGTGGCAACACTTTATGATTGATCTTGATAAACTTCAAGAGATGTGGGAAAAAGACTCTAAGATTGATATGGATAATCTTCATACAGAGTCTACTAATGTTCCCACTCTCCATGCGAAGTATTTTGAAATGTACAACACTATCTTTTTACTAAGAAAGAAAGCAGAGCAACAGAGAAAAAATATTAGACATGAAAGATATGAATACTTCAGTGGTAAAGCTGACCCTGATGTTTATGTAGAGAATCCTTTTCCAAAAAAGATTCGTGACAAAGATACGATGCAAAAGTATCTTGATGCTGATGAAAAGCTTTCTACAGTTTGTTTGAAGATTGATTATTATGACACAATGCTAGTTTATATTGAAAGTATACTTAAACAGATAAACAACAGAACTTATCAAATCAAAAATGCGATAGAGTTCATGAGATTTAACGCAGGATTAGGATAATGGAAGACGAATATTGGTCAATTGAACTGAACATCAAAGGAATCAAACTTATTCATCTAGGTCTTTCTCAAGCAGTGGAAAAGTGGTCTGGAGGACATCCTGATGAACAGGAAGATTTAAAAGCAATGAGAGATAACTTTTACAAACTCATTTTAGAATATCAGTTTGACAACATGTAATAAATATTCGTAGATGAATGGATCTACGTGATTGATACGACAGCAAATCTTGTTATATCAAAATCCAACGAAGTATTTTTAAAAATTAATACAGAACCTCATATTGAGTATGAACTTAGAGATCACTTTAAGTTTGAGGTTCCTAATGCAAAATTTATGCCACAGTACCGTGGTAGAAATTGGAATGGAGAGATTCATCTCTTTGATATGCGTTCCAAGCAAATCTATGTCGGTCTGTTAGATAAGATTGTCAACTTCTGTGAGCAGTACGGATATAGTTATAAATTTGAGGATAATAAGTTCTATGGTGCTCCTTACGAGGAGAATGACGGCATCTCAATGGAGGGTGTTAAAGATTATATGAATTCTATTTGTGCTCACACTCCCAGGAAATACCAAATTGAGGGAGTATACGGCGCTCTAAAGCACAATAGAAAGCTATTGATAAGCCCCACTGCTTCTGGCAAATCTTTGATGATTTATTCTCTCGTAAGATACTACGTTGACCGAGGAGAAAAAATTCTCTTAGTTGTTCCCACGACATCTCTTGTAGAGCAGATGTACAAGGATTTTCTTGATTATGGTTGGGATGCTGATTCATATTGTCACCGTATCTATTCTGGTAGGGAGAAAAGTAATGATGCTCCAGTGACAATTACAACCTGGCAGTCTGTATATAAACTAGAACGGTCTTTCTTTGAAGACTATGGTTGTATTATAGGTGATGAAGCACATTTATTCAAGTCTAAATCTTTAATACAGATTATGACTAAACTTCATCATGCAAAGTATAGATTTGGGTTTACTGGAACTTTAGACGGTACACAGACGCATAAATGGGTGTTAGAGGGTCTCTTTGGTCCGTCATATAAAGTGACAAGAACTGATGAGTTGATGAAACAGGGACATTTGTCTCAACTTGATATTCAATGTCTTGTACTTAAACATCCTCCACAAACATTTGATACTTATGAGGATGAGATACAGTATTTAATAGGCCACGAACAGCGTAATAATTTCATTAAGAATCTAACCCTTGATCTTAAAGGGAATACACTTGTGCTTTTCCAAAGAGTCGAAGCACATGGAGCAGTACTCTATGAAAAGATAAATAACAACAAGGGTGAGAACCGTAAAGTATTTTTTGTACACGGTGGCGTTGATGCTGAAGAACGAGAATTAGTAAGAGAGATAACAGAGCGAGAAAACAACGCTATTATTGTTGCCTCTTATGGAACTTTTAGTACAGGTATCAATATTAAAAAACTCCATAATGTTATCTTTGCCTCTCCAAGTAAGTCCAGAGTCCGCAATCTTCAGAGTATTGGACGAGTTCTTAGAAAAGGAAAGGACAAAGTGAAAGCAACATTATATGATATTTCAGACGATTGCTCAACAAAATCAAGACGTAATTACACTTTAAATCATTTCATAGAAAGAATTAAAATCTATAATGAAGAGAAATTTAATTATGATATAATCACTATCCAGTTAAAGACATGATCGAAGACGATTTCTACGCAACAGTCAAATTTAAATCTGGAGAAGAGATCTTCGCTAAGGTAGCAGCTACTGAAGAAGAAGATAGAACAATGCTTCTAGTATCTAATCCAATAACAGTGCAGGAAATAAAAAGTAGATCGGGTTCTATAGGATACAAATTAGAACCTTGGTTGAAAACAACAACTGATGATATGTTCGTTATTAAGTTAGAAGATGTTCTAACGATGTCTGAATCATCTGATATTGAAATGATAATGATGTATCAAGATTATATTCGCCAAGCACACAAAGGAGATGCTGATAATCAATCCAATATAAGCAGAAGTATGGGTTATCTAGGAAATGTCAATGACACAAAAGAACTTCTAGAGAAGATCTTCAATAAAAGCCAAGAAGAGCTATAGCCTCCTTATCAACCCTGACAGAGTTATTCTACTGTGTTTCCGGTACTTGTCAAGTGTTTCTTAAGATGATATAATTCATACATATTATGAGATAAACTAATGATAAGACCTATGGCGAAAAGAAAGAGGTCAGAACACTATGTAAACAATAAAGAGTTTTTGGCAGCACTTATCAAGTATCGTGAAGATAAAGAAATTGCATTGATGAAAGGTCTTCCCAAACCTCCTATTCCACGCTATATTGGGGAGTGTTTCTTGAAGATCGCAAATCACTTGTCCTTCAAGCCGAACTTTGTAAATTACATGTTTAAGGAGGACATGATCTCTGATGGAATCGAAAATTGCGTTCAGTACATTCATAATTTTAATCCTGAGAAATCCCAAAATCCTTTTGCTTACTTTACGCAG